AAGTGATACCATCATGGAAGAATGTAGAAGGCGGACATACTTTTAATATCAATGTTAATGTGAATGTGGATAGAGTAGAGAGTGATGTGGATATTGGTAGGTTGAAGGATGAGATTGCAGAGAGAATAGTAGATGAGATAATGCGGAGGGGAGCAATGTGACGATAACTATAACAAAGTCTGGGGCAAGTAGTAGTTATGATGTGGAGAGTGAAGGGGCAACGAGAAGATTAAGTCTTAAGGTATCGACACCAACGATGTCAGTGGTAATACCAGATGAAGACAATCCAGATGTCATGAGCATCGGCGGAACGAAGCAAACATTAACAATTGAATGGGTAATTTCAGAAAATACACAAGTGGATTTTTATACGAAAATAAATACAGTGATGACATATTTTGGAAGTGGTGAGATGGGGGTGAAGTATACAATTTATATAGATTTTTGGAATTTTAATAGGACTGGAGTGATAACAAGGTTTGATATAGTGCAGAATGAGGGAGAGGGTTATATTGCAACTATAAGTGCAGAGTTTGAGATGGGTAATGTTATAGAATTGACAACAGGGTGATGTGAATTGGCAATTTTTGAATTGGATTACAATGAAGTGTCATATGAATCAGATTGGGCGGTGTATAGAATCATAACAAGTACTGATTTGTCAAGTGCAGAGGAGAACGATTTTATTATTGTAAAGGATTCGAGTACAAGTGAAATAAAGTTTGGCGGGTATATTGAGAAAGTTGGAAAGGTTGGGAATAAGTATTATGTATGGATTAGGAGTAATGATTTAGAGTTTTTGAAAGGTAAGGAAGTATATGTTGGAAGTGATATTGTAGAGTATGAGATAAATTTAGCAGCAAGGGAGATGGTGGATACTGCAGAAGTTAAGTTGTCAATGAAAGAGGATGTGCTTATTGAAGAGGAAGCAGAGATAGTATTGGGCGGAGAGTTTGTGTTGGGTGGATATGTGAAGAATAAGAGGAATGAGATTGGATTGGTGAATGTGAGTATGAACAGTTGGGCGGATATTTTTAACAGAGTTTATGTGAATAAAGTGTATTATAGTCAGGATGTGGCGGATATTGTTGATGATTTGATTGAGAGTTATACTAATTTAACTTGTGAGTATTATCCAGCAACGGGAACGGGTATTGTGTTGGATAAGTTTGTGGCAAAGGATTATTTGATGGATGTGTTGCAGAGATTGGCTGAGTTGGTAAATTATCAGTTAAGGATACAGGGGACGACTATAAATTTTGAGCCAGAAGGGTATCAGAGTGCAAGTTTTACGATAACTAATACAAATTCAAGAATCGATAAATGGATTGAGAAGAGAGACAAGATGGTAAATGATTTATATTTAATTGGAAGTGTTATAACATACAGACATCATGATACAGCGACGGGAGATGGGACAACAACCGAGTTTACATTGACATATAAGCCAAAAGGTGCGGTAGAGGTTTATGTTGGTGGTGTTTTACAGGATAAGGATAGTTACGAGGTTGATGATGATGCTGGGAAGATAACTTTTGATACTGCGCCGGGAAGTAGTGTTTCGATTGATTTTTATTATACTTATGAGAAGCCAGTATATTTGAATATGAGTGAGGGAGATAGTATAGAGAGGTATGGATTGTATGCAAAGAAGGAAAGGGCGTTGTGGATAAAAGATATTGATACTGCAAAGAGAGTAGCAAAACAGTTTTTGAGTCAGTTTAAAGAGCCAGAACGAGTTACTAAAGTAATTATGAATATAAAGCAGTACATAACAAGCGATGTGAGGGCGGGGAAGATGGTAACTGTGAATGATTTAAGAAATAAAGTGAGTGGCAGTTTTATTGTTAAAGTGGTAAAGTTAAAGAATGGAATCGCTGAGCTACAGATTGGAAGTTTAATGTTTAATATATTTGAATGGGCTAAAAAGATACAAGAGAGGTTGAGGTTATTAGAGCTTGAGCATTTGGCAGAGGACATTTTGACAAAGTATTATTATTTCAAAGAAAAAATAAATGTGATAGTAAAGCTTAAAAAGATTAGTGTGTATAAAAATGTAACATTGGGTGGTGCGATATGTGGTTTGGTGACATGTGGAGAGGTGACGGTGGGAACGATTCAGACAACAGGCTGGCAGTTACATTATCAAAAAGAGTATTAGGTGGTGGTGTGAATGGTTAATACGACAACATTATTGGAAGGAGTGAAGAGTAATATTAAGAGTTATTTGACATCTACTTGGACTTATGGTGCAGTGGGTGGTAATACAACAGGAAGTAGTGCAACAGAGTCAACTGTATCAGACCCAGGGTTGGAGAGTGAGCTTTTGAGAAAGGCATGGTCTGCGACAACAACAGCGGAAAATACTGTAACTTTTCAATTAACAATATTGACATCAGAGGCAAATGGATATTATTTGAATGAGGTTGGTGGGTTTGACGCATCAAGTGGCGGAAATATGGGATTTAGGGAAATATTTTCGCCTTTATTGAAGGATAGTAGTACTGAGGTGAGGATTGAGATTGAAGAGGAGATAACTGTGAGTCAGTAGGTGGTGATGTGAGATGAGTGATATTACTGATAAAGTGAGTAAGTTGTTTGCAGGGTATTTTGATGCAATTGAGAAGGCGGCTAATTTATTTGGTGTAGTGAGTGGTTGTGCTGTGAGTGATAGTGCTACTGATATGACTGTAAGTGTGGCAAGTGGTACGATAAGAAAGGGGAATACGACATATAGTGTGACGGGAGGGAGTTTGGCGATAGCAGCAGCAGATGCAACATACGACAGATATGATACTGTTGTTTATGATACGAGTACAAGTTCATTGACAGTATTGACTGGAACGGCTGATGCAGACCCAGTGCCACCTAAACCAAATAGTGACCAGTGTTTATTGGCGTTTGTGAAAGTGACGGCGGGAAGTACGAATACAAGTGGCGCTGTTATTGATTATAGGATGTTTGTGCAGGGAAGTATTGATGCGGATACTGTGGATGGTGAGGATGCAAGTGCTTTTGAGCATGTAAGTAATAAAGGAGTGGCGAATGGATATTGTGATTTAGATGCAAGTGCTTTAGTGCCGTTGGCAAGGATACCAAGTACACTTACTGGTAAGGATGCGGATAGTGTTGATGGTTATGAGGGAGCGGATTTAGAGAAAGTGGCGAATAAGGGTGTGGCTAATGGTTATTGTGATTTGGATAGTAGTGCGCTGATACCTTTAGCGCGGATACCACCAACATTAACAGGCAAAGATGCAGATAGTGTGGATGGAAATCATGCAACAGATTTGGTAGTAAAGGCAGAGACAATGTATTTAGTTTCAGATGATATACAGATTAATGATTCAACAGAAGAAAGTACTACAAGTTTGACTTATGTTAAGTTAAAAGAGTTTACATTACCATCAGCGTTTCCAAGCAATGCGACTATAAGAGTTTATTTTGAATTAAGGCCAGACGGTTTAAATAAAACTGTATATGGTCAGATATATCGGAATGGCACAGCAGTCGGGACTGAGAGAACAGCTATTAATACAGATTATGTCGGATTTACTGAAGATATTTCAGGATGGAATCCGGGGGATACGGTTCAATTATATGCGAAGTGCGAGGATTCGTCAGTTCCAGCATATGTTAGGAATTTTCAGATACGGGGTAAGGGTGTAGTGAAGTACGACATAACATTAACAGGGTGATGTATATGAGATATGTTACTGAGTATGAAAGGGGAAGAGAGGATGAGATGATAGAAAGAATAAAGAACAAGTATAGAACAGCACGGATTATCGAAGTTAGAAATGTTGCAGAAGGAAATTACATAATTTATGAAGTAGATGAATCAGAGAAATATATAGTAGAGAAGTTAAGAGAGATAAGGGAAGAGATTTTGGACAGATGGATAGCGGGAGAAGATGTATCAAGTTTAAAAGAGTTATATTTGCAGCTAAGGCAAAAATTTCGCGAGGGTGGATGAAATGAAGATAATTAAAGATATATTAAGATGGATATTTTCACAAAGAAAGGATTTAGCAGTGCAGTATAGTGGTATAGATAGATATACATTAGATGACTTGGATAGAATGTTGGGATACAATGCATTTGATGTATGTACGAGTATATTAGTAAAGGATTTCGACAAAGAGAAGTGTGGTAGTATATTGGAAAGGATATATGGTGAGGATGTCAAGGTAGAGTATAGTTTAATGGATAGAGAGCAAGTGCTTAGTTTGATTAAAGAGCATGTGGTTTTCAAGGGATATGTAAAGATAGGGATTTTGTTGTTTGATAAAGAATATGCAGTAATAGAGAGAAAGCATGCAGAGAAAATAGTTAGGTTGGTGGGTGAAGAGATTGAGATGGCTTTCAATAAAAATAATGCGTTTGTAATAGCTACATATACAGGTTTGGCAACAAAGTTAAATTGGGTTGGAGTTGCAACAGGAATAAGAGAGTACAAGGATGGGAGCAGTGAAGAGGTAGCGTTTAACATTTTATTAGTGAATGATGGTGGTAATAAGAAGTTATTAGTTTATGAGCCGGACAAGAAGAGGCTGAGTGAAGACGGGAAGTGTGATGAGTACAAAGTATACTGTGGGGGGATGGTGATATGGGGTTGATTGAAAGAATTGTAGAGTTCTTATATGGAATGTTTCCAGAGATGGTGAGAGAGGTGGCAAATGAATTTATTGATAAGAGTGATTTAGAGAAAAGAAGAAAAGAGATGTTAAGTGAAGTGGGCAGTGTTTACAACTACTATTTACAAAAAGTTAAGTTCAGTTCACTGGAGGATAGGTTAAGTGCAATATTAGTGTTGCATGATATAATGAAGAATGCTTATAGGTTTCGTGCGTACAAAGTAGCAGATAAAGATGATACTGGAGCAACTGGTTGGGTGCATAATTACATAAGAGCAGGGTTGACATGTGGAGTTGTTTATAATTTTAACATTGGCGGAGATATTTATGGGATGAGTAAGAGTGAGTATAAGAGATTGATAGATGGCACTTTTATTGATACTTTGAAGTGGGCAGAGGAAGTGTTGGATTGTGATAATTTTGCAATAATGTTTAAAGGACTTTGTACATATATGACAGGAAAGAATGTATGTGGGATAGCAACTGGCGGGATATTTACTGATAAGTATTGTAATACGAGACCAATTGGATATCATGCATGGAATGTGTTGAATGTAATGGGGGAGAGAAATCCAGATAGCGAAGTTAAGTATAAGTATGATGAGTATAGAATTTACTTTTATGAGCCACAGAACGATGAATGGTCAAGTGAAGGCAAGTTTGGATGGGGAGATAAGGATGTCTGGTATAAGGCATGTTGTGGGTTTGTGACAATGTGGTGATGGAAATGGTTAATAACAATGACTTAGAACAGCTCAAAATGGATGTGCAGGATATTAAGACGAGATTAAGTATAATGAGCAAAGATTTAGAGACTATTAAGAATTTGGCAATTGCTGTGGCGAAATTGGAAGAGGCGAGAGATAACATTGAAAAGGATATAGAAGACTTGAAGGATGAATGCGATGGTCTAAGGAAAGAGATAAAAGAGACATATAATAAGTTGAGAAATGGTCAGTTGAAAGGGTTAAGAGAAAAATTGAAGTTTAGAGATTATGCGATAGTGACTTTGTTATCAGCAGTATTGGCAACGGCAATCACTTTAATAATAGAGGTGTTGTTATGAGTTGGGTAGATAGGTTGAAAGGAGTGTTTGAGTTTAAGAAAGAGAAACCAGAAATGAAAGTAGACCCATTCTATGTTAGACCGGTTGATAGTTATGTAGGGACGGCTACGGTCAATGATGTGGCAAGAATACCAATGTTGCCTTTCAATTTCAGATTTTGCTACGACATGTACTATTATTCAGATATTTTAAGGACTGTGATAAGAGCATTGACATGGGAGACGGTAAGAAACGGATTGATGATAGTACCAAAGTGGGTGGCAAAGTGTCAGAGTTGCGAAGAGGAATTAAGTGCTGTGAGTGATGTGTGTCCAGTATGCGGAAGTGATAAGATTGTAAAACCGAATTCAATGGAGAAAAGAGTTTTAAAGCAATGGCTGGAGAGATGCAACACAAATAATGAGAATTTAATTGATGTGCTTTTGGCATTATTGACAGATATTAATGTAACGGATAATGCGTTTGTGGTGGTGATAAAGGAGTATGAGTTTAATGGCGATGGAGAGGTTGAGAGTGCAAAGGTGAAAGAGATACTGCGAGGAAGTAATGTTTTCATAAAAATGATAATTAACAGCAATGGCAAGATGGGAATGACTGACGATGGGCGAGTGGTAATGACTTGTTTAATGCATAGAGATAGGGCTGAGTATGTGCCAGTGGATATGGTTGAAGAGGCAAGGTGTCAGGTTTGTGGTAAGAAGATGTATGTAGCGCATTATGTAATGCATATGGGGACAGGATTGGGAAGTGTAAGGGCGACAATGGAGCAAGGGAAGACGATATATTATACAGCAGGCGAAGTGTTGCATGTTAAGAAGTTTACTTCTGGAATAGGATATGGATTTAGTCCGGTAATGAGCATTTGGATGAAGTTGATGGTTTTGATGAAAATGGATTACTTTGTGCTTACGAGTTATCATTTGCAAAGAACACCTAAAGGTATTTTGATTTTGAGAGGCAATAGAGAGAGTATTGCAAAGGCATGGAAGGATTTGGAAGAGAAGGCAAGGCTTAATCCGAATATGGTGTATCCTTTGGCAGTCGAGGGAACGGATTTAACAGCAAGCAAGAGGGTGGCAGAATGGATTGATATGACAGTTAAGAGTCAAGAGATTGATTTTATTGCATATAGAGAAGAGTTGAGAAGGACAATTGGTGCGTTGTATGGAGTGCAGCCAATTTTTCAGGGCGACTTAAGTACTGGAGCTGGACTAACGAATCAAGGATTGCAGATAACAGTGACAAATAGGGCAGTGGAGATGGAGCAGAGATTAGTAAATGAGAAGATATTGAAGTGGATTTGTGAGCAGTTAGGAGTAAGTGATTGGTTAATACAGTTGAAGCCACACGAGGAGAAAGACCTACAGGCACAGATACATAGAGAGCTTATGAGAATACAAAAGGCTGAGAGGTTAGTGGCACTTGGCTATAAGGCAAAGATGAAAGAAACTGAAGATGGAATAGACTTTGATTTTGAGGAAGGTGGTGAGATTAGTCAAGAGGAAATAAGGCAAAGGGCGAGGGCGAGAGAGAATGCAAGGTTAGAGGATGGCATTATTAATGAGGAACAGTTTTTTGAGGGCGAGCCAATATGGAGTGGTGAGAGAAGAACAGAGCAAAGAGTGGAAGGTGAGCCAATGTTACCAAGTCGGCGGGAGAGTTAATTTTTTATATTATTAAGTAAGATGTTAGTGGGGTGATGGTATGGGTGAAGTTGTGCATGGTGTTGTGAGTATAAAGCTTATAGGTGCAGACGAGACTTCTAATCAAAGTATTGTTTTAGATACCGATGGGAGAAGATTGCTTGGTGTGTATGCAAGTGCAGATACTGCTACGACATTTACATTGGAAGGTAGTGATGACTTAACAAATTGGCATACTGAGTATACTTCGGCTTCTGCCGAGACATCATATAAAGATGTGTTATGGAATCCATGGCGTTATGTGCGATTAAGTTCTGCAGCGGCTGGCTCAGCTGGAGATACGGTAACTTTAAAATTATCAGCAAAGTGATAGTATGCAAAGCGTGTCTTTGATTAGGACAATATTATTAAAGAAAATAAGAGATGGGTATGCGTTTTCAGTCTCAAAGAGATATGAGGCTGTAGCAGCAGATGATTCTGTATACATGTATTTTAAAAATCCTTCAACAAATACAAGGACAATATATATGGTTGCGGTAGAGTGTTCATCAAATGCACAGGGATGGGTTGATGTATACAGAAATGTTAGTGTAACGACTCCAGGGACAGCAATAACTCCAATTAATTTGAATCTTGGAAGTAGCATTACATCATCAGTAGAGGTTAGGTATGGGGGCGTGTATGATACAACAGGGGCAACGAAAGTTCATGAGACAGTTGCTCCGGGAGGAACTGGAGTGCATGCAACAGGATGGGTTGCAGAGGTTGGAGAAGCGGTCTTAATACCACCAGATGACTATGATTTATTATTTGTTTATACGAACAAGAGTGGAGCAGCAGAGGATATGAGTATTAGAATGATTTGGTGGGAAGAGGAGGGGGTAATAGTTAAATGAGATTGAAAGATTTATTTACTGAAATTGGTAAGGAAAGTTTCAAGTGGTTTACGACGGTAGTTGATGATTTTGATTATTTGGTTTTGAAGAAAGGATTTCACAGAGCAGTGCGGAAATATGACAAAGATTTTATTAAGAAAGTGTTGGAAGATACAAGATTTTGGGACAAGTATGAAGGAGTGGGGAAGGGCAAGAGTGCATTGATAAATAAAGTGTTAGAGAAGTCAATTTTATCAGGTGATTGGGTAAACAAGGAGAAAGTGGTGAGGAGGATAATGGCATTAGGTATTGATAGGAAGCAGGCGGAAATGATAGCTGTGACAGAGTTAGCGAACTTTGCTAACAGAGTGCGGGAGGAGATATACAAGAGTGAGACGAGGGTGAGATATTTTAGATACATTACTGAAGATGATGTTAGAGTATGTGAGAAGTGTAGAGAGGTGGCAAGGAGAACGAGTAAGGGGGTGAGTTTAGAAAGGTTAAGAAAGATAATATATGATGTGACAGGTGGCGAGGCAAGAGGATATCAGACTCATCCTTTATGTCGATGCGCGATAGTAAGGGCGTATATGAAGGAAGATATTATGCAGTCATGGGAAAAGGGTAAAGTGCCAAGTGCGGTAAAGTTTATAAATAAGAAAGTAGAAATAGAGAGGGGGTGATTGACATGTATGATATGATTGCGTATGTGGTTACTGCAATTGTGATAATTTTAGGATATTTTGGTCTACTTAGGAAAGTGAAGAGTTTGCTTGATATGCTTAGAGAAGTGGGAGAGCTTCTTATAACATTGGTTAGTGCTATGGAAGATGACAGAATTGATGAAGATGAAGTGAAGAAAATAATTAAGGAAGGAAGAGATGTGATTGAAAAGGTCAAAGAAATAATTGGGTGATTGTATGAAGTTGATAGTAAAGGATATGGATGAAAGGTTAGTGGAAGGTTTTGCGAGTGTAGAGATTGAAGATGCTCAGAGTGATATTGTGCCAGTCGAGGAGATGAAAAGGGCAATGATTAAATTTATGGATAGGGGAGGGCATTTGGTTTATGGGCATGGTAATAAGATTGTTGGCAAGGTTCTTTCATGGTGGATAGATAAGAATGAAGCAACGGGCAAGTTAGGTGTGAAGATTTTGGCTAAGATAAATAAAGACTATGCGATTGATGATGCTGTATGGAAGGCAATAAAGGAGGGAAAGATAAAAGGTTTTAGTATCGGTGGGCATAGTGAAAAGGAGTTGAAAGTGATAAAGGAGAATGGTCAGAGTAAAGAGGTTAGTGTGTTGAGAAACATTCAACTTGGCGAGATTAGTCTTGTAGAGAATCCAGCCAACTTGGCGGCATTGATTGAAGATATTAACGAATTTGCAAAGAGTGTGTCTATTATTGATAAGTATGGTGTGGATAAAGAGATGTTTGATTTGGAGAAGGCGACGATTAATGAATGTGAAGTGTGCGAGGTGATTAAAGAAGATTACAAGAATGAAGTGGCGAGTGTGATATATGGACAGAGTTATGACCTTTTATCAAGTATAGAGAAGAGCATTGTGGATGGTGTAATGGATAAATTTACTGATATGTTGGCATTGATGGGAGCAATGGTTAGCAAGGAAGAGGTGGAAAAAGAGCTTGAAGTGAGTGATGAAAGTGTAAAAGAGCTAATAGGAAAAGAAATTGATTATGTGATGGGTGAGATTGAGAAGGCAAAGTATCCATGGGAGCAGTGTATTAGAGATATGAAGGAGAGGTATGGAAGTGAGGAGAGGGCGAGAAGGATATGTGGTGCAATTAGATGGAGGGCGCAGAGAAAGAAAGAGATGATGGCAAGAGAGAAAGAGTTGAAAGATGCATTGGAGAATGTGCGAAAAATGGCTAAAGAAATTGAGAGTGTTGTTAAGAGAAGAGAGGCGGAAAAGGAAATTGAGAAGACATTGAGTGTTATTGATGAGATATTGTTAAATTTAAAGAAAGAAGAGATTAACGAGCTTTTGAAGGAAATGGAAGAAATAAAGAAACCAAATGACCTTAGACCGCCAAAAGAATTTTGGGATAGGTGTATGGATAAACTTAATAATGAAAGATTGTGTGGTTGGGTCTACTATCACCACTTAAGACCAAAGCCGCCAAAAGGCGCAGAGGACGAGCCGAGTACAAGAGAAGCCAGACAGAGAAAAAGAGAATGGCTCTCACAGAAGAAGAGTGATGATGTATTAGATAGAATAATGAGCAAAATTGCGCGAGGCGAGAAATTATCAGAAGAGGAAGAAAGAATTTTATCAGCAGCAATCGATGCAGTTAAGGATGAAATTGGCAAGAGTTAAATGAAATGAAGTAGATAGTATTAAGTTTTAGATGGGGTGGTGCTATGAATAGTTTAGATTATGCATATTTAGCAGGGGCGATAGATGGAGATGGTTATATTTTCTTAGCAAACTATTATGTAAAGGACAAAAAATATAGTTATCCAAGAGTCGAGCTAATATCATTAGATAAAGAATATTTAGAAAAAATAGGAGAGAAATATGCTAAGTCATATAGTATAAGGAAAGGAAAAAGGTCTTGGAGATTAGCATTTGGGTTGAAGGACAGCAAGGAGATTTTATTAAAAATAAAGGATTATAGTGTTTTAAAATGGAAAGATATCAGTGATGTGTTAAGAAATAAGAGACCAAAAAGAGAAAGAAATCCCAGTACTAAGATATGGAGTAAAATGAAAGATGTTGAGAGGCAAGCATATTTGGCGGGTATGTTAGATACAGATGGATGTATAACTATTATACGACAAGGTGAGAGGGGTTTTAGAACTGATATAAGAATATTTCAGAAAAATAAAGAATTTTTAGAAATGCTACACAATGAGTATGGTGGCTCTTATAATGAAATGCAATGGAGGATTCCAATAAAAGAAATCAAACGAATGGATGTCTTCAAAAGAATGTTGATGAATGATAATAAGAGAAAAAGATTAGAAATTTCAAACAAGATAAGATTACTTGGAAAAGAGGGATTCGAAAAAAAGGTAGAATTATTTCAAGATTTTAAATTAATTAATCATAAATATAGGAGTAGTCTAATAGAAAAGTACAAAAGTGTTAACAGTTGTGGTAAATTATAAATATGTGAAAGGATAGAATAATAATGTGAGGTGGTGGCGATGGTGAAGAAGAAAGAGATTAAGAAACAGGAAGAAGAAGAGAAGAAGCCAGACGAAATGGAAGAGGAAGAGGAAGAAGAGAAGACTATGGTGAACGACAAGATAGATGAAGTTATGGCGAAAGTGACAGATTTGGCTAAAGTGGTTTCTGAGCTTGCGCAGGCAGTTAAGAGTGCAGTTGAAGTTCATGAAGGGATTGCAGATGTTGTTGGCAAAAAGATTGAAGAGGCGATGGAGAAGCAGATTGAGACTTTGAAGGAAGTATTTAAGCCGCCAGAGGATGCGAACAAAGAGGAAGAGAAGAAGAAGCCAGAAGAGCCAAAGCCAGCAGAGGGTGCGGATGAAGTAGAGTATAAAGATGAACATCTACAGCCAGAGAGTTATGATACAGAGAAGAAGATAGAGAGTGTGGAGAAGGTCAAGACACCAGAGCCAGCGGTGGGGAGTGAGATTCCAAAGAGCGGAAGTGAAGTTGACAAACTTATTGAAGAAGTGCTGAAGGGTAGAGTGACAATTGGTGAGCTTCCAAAAAGGTTGAGAGGGTGATGTGTTATGAATGTGAGACCGTTAACGGTTTGGGATATAGAGGCGTTCTATAAAGGATATGCGGGACATCCGTTTCTGGATTTGGGAGATTTGATAGAGTTTGAGAAGACGGCAGGAACTGTTAGTACTGGTATTGGTACGGCTGTGTATAACAAAGTGTATGGTGCTTATGTATGGAGTCAGTTGAACCAAGAGGCAAATGCATTTGGACTTCTGCCAAAGACGACTTGGGTGAGAAGTGGATGGAGAGTTAAGACTGCTTTTGCAACAAGTGATGAAGATATTGGTATAACTGAGACTGGTACACTTCCAAGTGCAGTTTATCCGACAGTCACAACGGTTTATGCTACTCCAAAGACTGAAGCAATGACTTTCGAAGTTTCAGACATAACTGAGCAACTGGCAAATGTGTCAGAGGATGACATTTGGGGTAGTGCAAATCAGCTTAGAGCAGAGAGTGGTGTTGAGTTTGCAAAGAGAATAAATCAGCAATTGCTTAAGGATTGTGATACATTGGCAAGCAACAGGCTTGAGAGTATTGATAGAGTTACTGCTTCAAGTGCATATATAACAGCAGTTGGTTATACAGCAGGAGATGAAGATATCTACGGAATTGATAGGTCTGCAAACTCATGGGCAGATGGTACATGTCTGCATAATAGTGGTACTGATAGAGACATAACTGCAACTTTGATAAGAGATTTGCTAAGGACTTGTAAGGAAGCAGGTGCAAATACAACTGTGCTTCTTACTGGTTATGATACAATTGCAAAGATTCAGGGGCTGTATAATAACATGGTAAGGTATCTGCCAATGCAGGACGCCAAGGTTACAATGGGTCTAAATGGTATTGAGAGTGCAAAGGGTTATGATGTTGGTATAACTGTGAGTGCTGTTGAAGGGATACCGCTCATAGGGGCAGTAGATACTCCGAAAGATACTATTAGTAGATTGTATGCTCTTGATACTTCAGACCCAGAGGGATATGGTTTACCAAGACTGGCTATTTCAGTACTTAGACCATCAGAGTATTTTGAGA